CCCCTTAAAGAAGCAATGTCTGAATTCGTGGAGAAGGAACAGGTACAACCGTTAACTCTCAAAGAATCAATTTTGGGGATTCCCGGTAAGAGATTTATGGATGCTTTGCCAATGCAAACCAGTATGGGTTTTCCCATTTTTGGACCGAAGAACAAGTGGTTTACTGAAATACGAGAAGGTGAACAGCTGATAGATCGAATTCCCGACCCTGAAGTGAAGAAGGAAATCGATCGTATGTTGGCCTGTTGGGATCGTGGTGAACGAGCCTATCCTGTTGTTTCAGCAACTCTGAAAGATGAACCCACTAAATTGGAATCTGAGAAAGTACGGGTATTCCAGGCATCTGGAGTAGCAATGAGTATTTGCATTCGTATGTACTTTTTACCAATTCTTAGGTTTTTGCAATTACATCCAATTTTAGCAGAATCTGCAGTTGGAATAAATGCATTTGGTCCTCAATGGGAGGAAATGATTGACCACGCACGAAAGTTCAATGAACTTATGTTGGCTCTAGATCACAGTAAATTTGATGTTCGAGCTAATAGTCAAGTTACTACTGCTGTATGGCAATCATTTGTTGAGTTAGGTGAAGTGGCTCAATATGATGAAAAATCACTACACCGTATGGTTATGATGATAGCCGATATTGTCAATCCTTTGATAGACTACAACGGCGTACTCATTATGGCCCTTTCGATGAACACATCGGGAAACAATTTAACCGTCAATGTAAATGGAGGAGTTAATGCTCTTTACATGCGTATGGGTTTCTTTTCAGTTTACCCTAAGTTAAATAATTTCAGAATGTATGTGTCCATCATCACTTATGGAGACGATTTAATTGGTTCAGTTGTACCAGAGTGCTCAGAGTTCAATTTCATATCATTGAAACGATTTCTGGCCACTTTTGGTTTGAAAATCACGCCTCCAAACAAGACAGATGAAGAAATGGAATATCTTCCTTTTGAAGAAGCTGATTTCTTAAAAAGAAAATCTAATTATATCCCTGACATTGATAGATCAATAGGCATGCTTGAAAAAGATTCAATCTTCAAGAGCTTACATAGAAATCTTAAATCAACAACAGCTACTAAGCGAGAAATTGCTATAAGCTGTATTGATGGAGCAATGCATGAAATGTTTGCTCATGGAAAGGATAATTTTTTGGATTTCCAAGAAAAGATGACCAAAGTTTGTAGGGATCTTGATCTTATGGTCCCATCTGTCACAGCAACCTGGGATGACCGTGTAAATCACTGGTTGCAAAAATATGATCCCACGAGATTAGCCAATAGCGTTAAAGGATCTATCTCACCTCACTCAAAAATTGAGTATATGACTGCAGAGTCTGGGTGTTACGCTAAAACCCAATACTAA